GAGTACCAGCAACAAGAGCGCATTGTGCGCCTGCGTAACCAGTTTGTGCCGATTGACCCACGCGAGTTTGACAGCGAGTTTGATGTCATCGTGAATGTAGGTCTTGGCACTGCGGATGACGAGCAAAAGATTGCTTTCATCCAAGCCATGATGGCCGAAGGCAAGACCATCCTTGGTCAGCTTGGGCCAGACAACCCGCTGTGCGGCTTGCCGCAATATGCGGCCATGCTTCAAGAGATTGTCGAGATTGGTGGCTTCAAAGACACCGGGCGGTTCTTCAACCCGCCACAGGTAGTCGCGCAGCAAGTTGCAGCCAAGCAGCAGCAAGCGCAGCAGATGTCGCAGAATCCTGAGATGATCAAGGTTCAGCAAGAGTTTGAATTGAAAAAAGCCAAGATGGAGCAAGAGATTGCTTTGGCCCGCGAGAAGATGCAGGCGGAACTGGAACTGCGCCGACAGGAGCTAATCCTAGAGGCGCAGCTACGCCAACAAGAGGCGCAGCTAGGCGCAAACATCAGCACCAATTTGCCGCGCGCATGATCAAATACAATCGAATAGCGGGAAAAGACATTCCGTCGATGATTGAGTTAGGCGCTGAGATGCACGCAGAAGGTGCTTTCGGTGAGTTGGATTACTGCCGCGAGAAATGCAGGCGGTTTTGTCAACGCTACATCAAAAACCCGCAAACGCATTTTGCTCTGTGTGCTTACCAAGATGATGAATTGGTCGGCATGATTATGGGCAGCATTACACCGTATTATTTCGGCAATGACACGATTGCTTCGGATCATCTTTGGTATGTGAAACAGGGCCGTCGAGGCTCAATGTTGGGCGTCAAATTGCTCAACGCTTTTCGCTCTTGGGCGAGGGAAAACAACGCGAGTGAAGTCTGCATTGGCGTTTCAACGGCTGTTGATTTGGACAGGACGCATAAACTTCTTGGCCGACTTGGATTTAGCCATGTCGGCGGCACCTTTAAGGCAAAGCCATGATGAAACTGAACAAAGACACATTTGAGGTTGAGTTTGTTGACACGCTGACTTGCTTTTGTGGCGGCGGCGGTGACAACGATTCTGGCGGCGGTGACGTTAGCGACGAAGATCTTGACGAAGATCTGCAACAGGACATTGCGGCAGCGGCTGTTGAGCAGTCTGGCGGCGATATCGGCAACTATTCGTATTCGCCAAGTTTTAGCAATGAAGACGCTGGCAACGAAACACTCATCAACGCAACGGCTGACATATTAGCCGCTGCGGCTTCCGCGCCACCCGGCCAGATGCAGCAGGCTGTGGACACAGGCACAAGTTTCGCAGCACAGCGCCCCGGAATTTCGGATGCCCTTGTCAACGCGGCTATGGCAGGCTTGCCGCCATCACAGCCGGTTGACATAAGCGTTGGCTCTACAAACATACCTCCGGCAGTCATCACCGGCCCTAATGGCGAGGTTATCGACACCACTACCGGCAACATCATTTCCGGCGATGCATCCTACTTTGGCGACCTTGGCGGTTCTGATGATCCGCCTTTTGTAAATCGTTACACAGGCATGAATACTGACCCGCTTGGTCAGCAATATTCGACGCTTTTGGGTAATGTAAATAACGCGCTGACAAATCAAGATCGTTTTGTAAACCGACGTTTCCGCAATGCGGTAAACAGTGGCGCTATTATAGATCCAAACTTCGATGCCGCAGGCCAGCTTGATGGCTTTGCGGCTAATACTGGCCCGTTTGGCAGTATGGTCTACACCGGCATGAACAATCCCAATGCGCCGCCAGATACGAGCGGCAATGACATTGTGCCGCCACAAACCAATCCGCTCACTGGCACCAGTCAATGCCCTGATGGGTATGTGTTTGACGATGATTTGCAGGCGTGCCGTCGCAAGACGAAGCGCGAATTGCGAGGTGACGGAAATTCCTCCACCGCATCTGGCGATATGTACTACCGGCGCACGTCACTTGATGATGCGCCTGCAAACCTACCTGGCGGTTTCAACTTTGCTGATGCGAACCGCGCCTTCACGCAGTCTTACGCCTTCCGGCCTTCGTTCTATCGCAACCCGATGGACACCACAGGCTTCACGAAGCTGCTGTAATGCGTGAGGGAAAACTGAGGCACGACGTAGAGCGTGCAGCCAAGGCAGAGGCTTTGCTTCGTGAGCCAATCCTTGTCGAAGCCTTCGATACACTGGAAACGAATTTCATAGATGCGTGGCGTAATTCGTCGGTTGCAGACACTGACAACCGGGAGCGCATTTATCACTTGCTGTCGGCCCTTCAAGCACTGAAAGGCCATCTCCACACGGTCATTGAGAGTGGAAAGGTCGCGACGGCGAACTTAGACCAACTGAAAAAATAGGTGATTTATGGCTGATAATCCTGACGGAACCAGCAACCTGTCCATCGCGGACGCAACTAGCCTTCTCGCAACGCCCCCGCCAGAGGCGGAAACGGTAGAAGAAGAAGCGCAGCAGGAGCCTCAAGTCGAAGAAGACGAGGTTACCGAGTCAGACGAAGCAGACGAAACCGAGGTTGATGAAGCCGAGGAAGAGGATGCCGAGGATGATGATGTCACTGACGAAGATGATGTCGAGGACGACGACCAAGAGCAACCTGAGATGGTTTCCGTCACTGTTGACGGTGAAACCTATGAGGTGACGCTTGAGGAAGCGGCCAAAGGCTATCAACGTCAGGCGGCTTTTACGAAAGGTATGCAGAAGAACGCCGAAGACCGCAAAGCCTTGGAGGCGGAGCGGGCGCAAACAGTGCAGGAGCGTGACGCATACCAGCAGGGACTTCAACAGGTGTTGCAATACCTGAATCAGACGCAAGCTGATCCAGATTGGGACACTCTGCGACAGCAACTTCCTGCCGAGGAATATGCCAGACGGTACACAGATCATCAGCGTTTGCAGGAACGCAAGCGTGAGATTGCATCTGAAAACCAGCGCATTGCCAAAGAGCAACAGGTCGAGCAGAACGAAATGATGCGACAGCATCTGTCGGTGCAAGCAGATCTGATGTTCGACAAGATACCGCAGTGGCGCGACGATACTGTTCGTCAGTCCGAGCGTACAGAACTGATTGAGTTTGCCAAGCGCGAGTTTGGTTACACTCAAGAAGAGATTGATGCGGCATCTGATCATCGTGCCATCAAGGCACTGTATGATTCATGGCAGTTGAGCAAGATCAGCGATCAAGCGAAGACAGCCAAGAAGAAGGTGCGTAAGGCACCAAGAATGGCAAAGTCCGGCACTCCTCGCAGCAAAAGAGAAGTCCAAGCAAGCACCCGTAGAAAGCAACGGGAGCAATTCAACCAAGCACCAAGCATCGCAAATGCTGTGGACTATCTTCTGAAAACTCAAACCTAGTGAGGTTACATTATGGCAACAGCCACCACTGCAACCGCCGTGGGTGAGCGCGAAACGCTGGCGGACATTATCTACAAAGTGGATAGTGACGAGACACCCATTTTTTCCTCTGTTGAGAAGGAAACTTCCAACGGTATCTTCACCGAGTGGCAAGTGCAGGAACTTGCATCTGCTGCTACAAACAACCACGTCAACGAAGGCGCTGATATGTCAGACACTGGCGTTACTGCAACGTCACGTCTTGGCAACTATCACCAGATCAGCCAGAAGGGCTACATCGTATCCAACACTCTGGACGCTGTGGACAAAGCTGGTCGCGACCGTGAAGTAGCATACCAGCGCGTATTGAAGGGACTTGAGCTTCGTCGTGACATCGAAAAGATGATCGGTGACACAAACGTAGCGCGTTCCGCTTCGGAGCCACGCAAGTCTGCATCGCTGCTGACTTGGATTACCAATGGTGATGCTCCGTCTGACATGGCGTTTGCTACTGGTGACGGCACTGACGCCGCTGACGTCACCGGCACTGCCGCAGCACTGACGCTGGCAAAGATCGACACAGCCGTCACCGCTGCATGGCAAGATGGGGGCAACCCTTCGATGCTTGTATGTTCGGCAACAAACCGTGCAAACATCTCTGACCTGACGCAGAGCGGCACCAATCTGGTGACAAACCAAGTCAACATGACTGAGGGTAAGGCACCAACCTTTGTTGGTTCTACTGCCGTCTACCTGACTGACTTCGGTACGCTCGACATTACGCCGAGCCGCTTCATGAGCAACGACAAGCTGTTCGTGATTGACCCGAACTTCGTGTCGCTTTCGACGCTTGCTGGTCGTAACTTTGCGGAGAACGACATTGCCAACACTGGTGATGCTGAGAAGTCGCAGATCGTGACTGAGTGGGCATTGAAAGTGAAGGCACCGAAGGCGCATGGCGCAGTCATTGGACTAAACGGCAGCTAACAGCCAACCACAAAACACTGAAAAGGGGCAGCTTCGGCTGCCCTTTTTTATTGGAGGATTTATGTCAAAACGCCTGATTAAGAAAGATGAGGCATCTGGCAAAGAAGTTTGGATGCACGACAATGATGGCAACTACATCATTGAAGAAACGCAGCACGTCGATCCGCTTCTTGACGAGAACAAGAAGAAGGCAAACGAGTGGCAGCGCGGCAGCATGATAGGCAATACGCAGCGTCATTGGCAGCAAGTTGCTGAGATACCCAACGTAGTTTATTTGCAACTTGTCGAGAGGTATGGCGCGCCGCGTGACAACCCGACTGCTTGGAAGAAGTGGTTGAACGACTACGACAACAGATATTTTAGAACCGGCGGTGGCAGCTTATGAGCATCAGCACATACAGTGAGTTGAAGGCGGCTGTAGCCAACTTTCTCGCACGCACAGATCTTACCGCGCAGATACCTGACTTTATCCAGCTTGCAGAGGCGCGCATGTCGCGGGAGTTGGAGACAAGAAGCCAGGAGAAGCGTGCCACGGCAACGCTGACGGCAAACGACGAGTATGTGGCGTTGCCAACTGATTTGCGTGAAGTGCGGGAGGTGAAACTAAACACCAGCCCAAACACTGTATTGGAATACCGCTCACCAACAGCACTGGACAGCCAGTTTAGTGGCGCAGGCGGCAAGCCGCTTGCCTATAGCATTATCGGCAACGAGATTAAGTTTCGCCCCATTCCTGACTCTGCCTACACCGCAGAGATTGTTTATATCGGCAGTTTGGACGCATTGAGCGACAGCAACGCCACCAACAACATCCTTTCCCGGCACCCCGACGCTTACCTGAGTGGGGCGCTGGCAGAGGCGTATGTCTACTTGATGGACGACGCACGCGCGCAGCTTTACGACGGCAAGTTTGGCCGTGCGATTGAGGAAATCAAGAAGGACGAGCAACGCGCTCATTACGGCACTGGCACGCTCCACATGACGAGCATCTACCAGCGGCAAAACTCTGTAGCATCGTAGGAGTAAAAGATGTCTGCACTTTCTGACTACGCTGAGAACAAGGTGCTGGATGCTCTTGGCGCTAACGCGACTTTCACCGCACCATCGAATGTCTATCTTGGCCTGTCCACTGGTTCGCTTGGCGATGATAACAGCGGCACGGAACTGACCGGCAATAACTATTCCCGCGTCTCTGTGTCCTTCGGCAACGCAGCCAGCGGCACCATGTCAAACGACGCTGCAATCGAGTTTGCCGCTGCTACTGGCAGTTGGGGCAGCGTGTCCCATTGGGGGCTTTATGATGCAGCCAGTAGCAGCGGCAATCTTTTGGTGCATGGCTCTTTCACGACTGCAAAGACAATCGCTTCGGGTGATGTGCTGAAAATTGCAACGGGTGACTTAGACATCACCGCTGCTTAACGGAGTGTGTGATGGCTATTACGAAGCCAAACCTAGACCAGCTTACTGGCTCTATTGATGCTTTCGTAGGTTCGCTTGACAGTGATGCGGATCTTTTGCGTGCTGACTTTACGAAAGAGCCTACGCTTGAAGAACTAGATAGCATCATAGCCAACTTTGAT